GGGAAATTCTTCTACTTCGTCCCAAAACTTCAATCGAGGAGAAACATTCTCATTTAAGTTAGTTAAATAGTCTCCTTCTCCATTTATATTTTTTAACTTCTCTACAATAGCGGTTAATATACCTAGGCGTCTTGTAGTGTATGCCCTTTCTGCCATTATACTCTCCTAGTGTAGAATCTGCCTATAGCCATTTTGACTGCTATTTCTCTTATGGACGAATCAATTAGTTTGCGAGGGTCTCTTTGCCCATTAGACCAAGCACCACTGCTTCCGTCTTCAAAAACCTGATAAGGGTCTCTCTGGTATGTGTAACCAATACTAGGAAATCCTTTAGGTGTTTGGGTTATATCCGTCACCCGGGTTGATTCCGCAAACCTGCCCGTTCTATTAACAAGTGCAGGACTTTTCATATTCTTTCTTACTGTATCCGGTAGTTCTTTGTTAATCATGCCTATCATCTGAAGCATACTACCCGCTGGGGATGATTGTGCTTTTTGCCTAACATTTCTCTTTCTCAGTTTTGATTTTGCTAGATTAACTTGTTTTATTTTTCCACTTACATTTAATTGTGCGTGTGTTTTACTTTTTTCAATCTTTGTACTAGAGGCTTTGACAGTAGCATTTTTTACTTTCTTAAAAGGTTTTAAAGCTTTTTCTAATAATTTTTTCTTTTTTGCATCTTTTAAACTATCTGAACCTTTAAGCTCGAAAAGAGGTTCTTTTAGCTTTTCTAAAGCTTCTCTTAATGCTTTCTGTAAGTCAGTTTTAATTTTTCTCTCTCCAGCAGACTCTTGTACATTTTTAAACTGACTGCCTACATATACTTTTACCTCACCTGTTTTTGCGCTTTTTTCTATATTTAAAAAAGTTGTTAATCCAAGAGCCTCCGCGTTAGCTTTTAAATCCTCTAAACTTCCATCGTAACTTTGTATAGCATTATAAATTTTATCATCAATAAAACCTTGTACGTTACTTTTACCCTTAAAATGTTCTAAGTTAAAAATTTGTGACTGCTTAGTTTGATCTATTTTTCCTGTTTTATTAGTAGAACTTACTTGACTTAAATACTCCCCTACTAAAGCAGAAAAATCCTCATAAAAATCCTGCAAAGCGTCTTTATACTGTTTCTGCCCTAAATTAAAGTTATCTCTTCTAGAGCCCTCTATTTGATCAATTTTTACTCTTATTGTAGTCCTTGGCCTTTTGGTTAGAATCGTTATCCCTTTTTTTGAAGCAGCTAAAGCCTCAAAATTATTTTTTACTTTTTGAATTAAAGCTTTTGTTAAATCAGTGTACTTAGAACCTAGATCCTTTATTAAAATATCGCCATTCGCTGGAACATTAGTCGCAGAACTTACTGCGGCCTTTATTGTTTTTGTTATAGTTGTCGTGCTTACAGTTATTGTAGTTGTTAACTTATTTCCTGTTTGTGTACGCCAAATGTCTGATGCCGACCTAGTGGCCGTGCCACGACTTAGCTCGGCATCTAGTTTTTGAAGAAATTTCACAAGACTTTGCTTACTCATCAGTAGTTTTTATATAAGTCTAAGACTCTTTTTATATGATCTGGATATGCAACAGTGCTAGCGGCATTTTGTATGCTAGCGCTACCAAGGTTCTGCCGCTGTTTATGCTCGTCTTTAAAGTAGTACTTAACTAAGTCAATTACTGCAAGTTTTAAGTCTTCAGGACAAGTTTCCCAGCCTGCTGTATAGACTACCTCTACGGCACCGGGACCCCGTGGGAAGTTTTTATATCGAGTACCAGAATCAGACCTAAAAACACTATCTGTTACAGTATCTAAATAATAGTCTGTATCAGCAACTAAAGTAACATAAGCGCTGCTGATTCCGGTTCGTTCTTTTACTGTTACAATACTATTAACAGGACTTTCTGTTAACTGCACCGAACTTGATGCAAAGTCAATGCTAAATGTTTCTGTTTTATTAGCACTATAATAGTCTACTATAGTGTTATTACAATAAGTTTTTACTAAAGCACTCACGGCTGTGATTAAATTAGATATACGAGAATCATCCCCAAAACCGTTGATTTTGGAAGCTATCTTGTATTCGTCTAAAGTTATTAAATTTGCCATAAAGCTATAAGTCCATTAGTAAAAACTTGAGGGGAGCAAGCCCCCCCTCTCGTTTTGCTTTTTAAATTACGTTACGTCGATCTTAACTGCAGCTCGGTTACCAGCTACGCCTGTAACCAACTCTTCAAAGCCGAGGGCTTGTGAAGCGACGACTACGTTACGCTGATTACCAACTTCGTAGTCAGTCTCAACAGTTACACCACGTAGACGTGGGATAACATAGTTGCGAGTGTTAACTGCAAATGCTAAAGGTATACCTGAAGATTCAGCTGGGAAGCTATCAGTTACGATTACTGGACTACCGAATACAGCTCCGATTTGACCAGTGATCTTAGTAGCTATATTAGAACCAACGTCAGTTATGTCCTGGAATGCTGCATCTTCGATAAGCTCAAAATAACGAGACTGAGAGACAATATAAGCGACGTCGCTAGGATTAACGCCGTACTTGCCCATGTCCTTACGAGCCGCCATCAGCGCATCTGCGGTAAGCGCGGCAGAAGTAGCGAGCGTAGTAGCATTAGCAGTTGCGTAACCGTCAAGACCAGTGATACTACCAGAACCATTGATGATAGCGTTATCAACAGCGCGCGCGTGAGCACGTGCTACTGAGTCAACAAGCATAGGCATCAGGTTGACGAGAACTTGCTCATCTACGTTGTTGTCCATAAAAGTCTGGCTGATCAAACGGTAAGCGTTCAAAATTACTTGTGAAGGCTTAAAAGTGTTATCGGTAGCGCCACGGTTTTCCAAGTTACCTGCTGCTGCCGCACCCGTTTGGAAAGTAGCGGCCTCTACGTCAGGCTGAATAGGCATTACAGTAGCAGCACCATTTACTTGAATCTCACGGAACAAACCAGCTGTACGTAAGTTTAGAGTAACTTCTTTTTCGATTTGACGAGCAACTTCTTGATCAATGTCAGCTGCGTCAGAAAGATAGTCAATACCAGCTTTTTCCATAACGCCTCGAGCAAAGTCAGTATCCATACCTTTGCCAGTCATAATACCAAGCAATGAAGCGTGCATAAACTCTTTACCCCATTTAGTAACGTCACCTGAACTAGAACGGTCAGAGAAAGTGCGCTTGCTGTTACGCATAGCTTCGATTTCAGTAGACTTCTCTTCGAGGTCCGCTTTGTGCTCTGCTAAGATTTTAGCGAGGTCAGCGTCTTTTGCGGTAATTTTTGCTTCCATGTCTGCCATGAGAGCTTCTACGCCTGACTGAATACCAGTCTTAACGCGAATGTTTTGTGCTTCAAGAACAGAAGCTTCTTTTTCAGCTTCGGCTTTCTCGGCTGCTTTTTGCTCGGCTTGCTTCATTGCGATTTTTGCAGCTGTATCTTCAGCTACCTTCTTTGCAAAAGCTTCCAAGTCGATGTTTTGGTTATCCATTTTGATCTCCTGATTTGTGGAGGGTTGCTCCACGCTTTTCGGTGTGTTATCCCTAGCTACATTTGAAGTATTAACTTCGTCCTTAGCCAGAGACTGACCGGCTAGATCTACACGATTAGTGAAAGTTTTTTTGAAGTCTTCATACTCATCAACTGAGTCAAAAGACTTCGCGAGCGAAAAAGTAGCTTCCTGATTGCAGGGTACAGATACAACCGATACCTCGAATAGTTCAGCGTCCTTAATCATTAGTCCGTCGGTTTCCTTAATATAATCAGCATCCTTGACTCGGAAACCTACGGAAAAGGCTCCAAGAACACCGTCTTTAACTAGTTGAGCAACATTATTAGGCGCAGCCTTGCTAATCCTACATTCTAGCTCTAGGCCGTTTGGTCCAGACTTCAGACCTGTAGCTCGACCAATTGGTTTATCATAGTCATGATTAAACAAGATAATTGGATTCTTCTCAAAGTTCTTTAGCCCACCCTTTTGCCATGCTTCTGCTGAAATGGAGTCACCCGCGCGATCAAAGTCAACTGTGCTTGCCATACCGCGAATCATTACAGAGCCATCATCTTCTGCATGAGTCTTGAAAGTAGACGTAAGATTAAAAATTTTATTCATATCTTAACCCTTTTTTACTACCGGTTTAACGGCAGGCTTGACCTCGGCCTTTACTGCTGGCTTTGGTACTATAACAGGAGCTGGTTTAGCTGCTTCTGCTTGGTTCTTCTCGATCAATTCCATAAGCTCTGGATGTGCTTGTTGCATCATAACAAGTGCTCGTGAATAGCTTCTTGCTACTCTGCGAATACTTGATACTTTAATCGGCTTATCTGCTTGATCAACATATTCTTTTTGAGTCATAATTTTACCTTTTTCTGCAAAGTACATTGCTAAATCACGACTTAGTTTAATTCTTTGTGGTCTATTCGCCATCATCTTCACTTCCTTCTTTTGGTCTTCCGCCTTCGTTGGGGTTGGTTGCAGAACCTGCAATATTTGCAGGAACTCTAATTTCTTCAGTACCTTCTATCACTTCGAAGCCTAGTCTTTCTCTAGCCTCAGCAGGAGTAATAATACCGCCATTTACTAATGAAGTATAGTACGCGGAAGAGTCACTTAATTCGGGCTGTAGAGCCGGAATATCCGTAATATCTTCTTTTAGCTCAAAACCGAAATACCTTTCGTACGCAAAATTGATTTTTCGAACTATAGGTAGTATAGTCTCAAGATAGTACATCCGCATATTTGGGCGAATGTTGGCGTTGTTGCCAGAGTCCATCATAATTGGAGGTACTCCAAGCGCCTTCAAAATTATCTTTTCGTTGTCGGCTATACTGTTTTGAAAATCTAAATCTCTAAAATTTATATTTGAGATAGCATCTACTGATATACCACCGTCTAAAATTAGGGGACGCCTTCCACCAGCATCTGGGCTATAGCGTTGCTGCCAGGATAAAATCATACGTTCTTTAATTTTATCAGAAAGCGTATTTTCTGTCTTAAGTACTAAGCCAGGAACGGCACCGTTCTTGAAGAAGTTATCTTGGAACTTACGCATTTTTATCATAAGTTGCATAGTACGTAGAGCAGGGCTCAGACGTGGAACACCTCTATAAATTGAGTAAAAGGAGTTCTCTTTAATATGTATAATCTCACTAGGTTTATAGTTTACTTTCTCATTGTAAGTGAACTTTTCAATGTAAGTATCTGAGCTAGCATGAATGACCATTTTGTCTGCTGGAAGGTGATAGAGGTGCGCTCCATCATAGTACACAAAGATGTTTCCGTCAAGTATAAAGTCAATAATTAAGTTACGTTTGAAGGTATTAACATCTTGAAAAGGGTTTGGCTCTTGGTTTAAAAGTAGATCTACTTTTGCACGCTTAATACCTTTAATAATACTGTTGCCTTTATGCTGGCCGCCTACTTGTGTAGGGATTTCAGCTGCATCATCTACGATGATGTTTACCGCACGGTTTACGACTTCTAGCTCTTCATAAGCTCTCTCATAGGAGAAAGTAGGTTCACGAGAGTTAATAGTATTATTGCCATAAAACTGCTGGGCAGGATTTAGTTTCTCTTCAACTTCTACAGATTTTTTCTCGAAAGGATTATACCAAGCCATGTTTTTCTCTTTGAATCTGTACCCAGCGCATCTGCTTTTTAGCAGTACCTAACGAAGGATCTTTTCCGTAAATTGAATGAAGCTTTAAGTGATGAGTATGACATATAGTAGTTGTATGGTCATATAGCTCAGCAAGGTGCTCTTCTATAAAGTCATCTCTGAGTGCTTGTATATACTCAGGATTATGTTTGTTGGCAATAAGCCACTGATTTAGTAAAGGTGTTAAACTATAAAAATGGTGAAAGTCTAACTGCTCTGTCTCGCCACAAATCTCACAAGCCGAACCTTTTTTATACTTAGACTTTGCTTTGTCTCGTACATACTTTACAACATCTCGTTTTAGCCTGGGCATTTTGGTTCCTGATTTTTCATTAGAAGAATTATATCTAGTTTAACTTAGCTTGTCAAACACTATTTTTGCCTAGGTATCGCTAGAAGGATATATTCGCAGTTTGAAACGAGTATAGCGCATAGCGAATTGCATCGGCCATATGCGAAGCCATATTATGCTTCGGCTTTTCCCTTAATAGATTGGGATTGGGGTCCCACTGATAGGAGTCTAGGCATGTTAAAGATTGTTTACATTGCTGATCGACAAACAGAAATCCATTATCTACGATAGCTGCGACATGTCCGATTCCATCTAGTACGGACTTTTTTGCATTAATAGTAGTAATGTCATAGTTTTGTGCAAGATCAAAGCGAGTCTGTTGTGCTGCTGAGTCAATGTAAATATAGTCTACATCCCACTTATCTATCAGTTTTTGTATTTCGACTGCGTGTTGCTCTGTTGTTCTCTCTGCATTAAGATACTCATCTACTAAGTAGTATTGTTGCGTATCCCAATCATACGCGATTATACATAATGCAGTAGGGTCTTTGAAGCCTACGTCCAACCCCGCGAACACGTCCATAGTTTTAGTATCAAACTGAGATAAGTCTTTAACGTTATTTTCAAAGTCAAAACTCCATATCTGCCCTTCATAAGTATTAAAATCAGCTTCGTATTCTTGTTTGAATTCTGCTTCCGACATAGACTTACGCGCCTCTAATATGTCTGTTTCAGACATACGAGGGTTATCTCTATACGTTGCTCTGATGGAAGCCCACTCAGGAAACTCATCAGAGAAGCCTCTATAGAAAAACTCGGAAAACCAGTTGTTCCGACCCCGTGGCGTGGAAATGAATAATGCTTTTGAATTTGGTTTATCTAGTGTGGGTCTTAGTGCTACA